ATGCAGAAACTTTATTTGAATTTATTACTGATGCATCAGATCCACCAAAGGCAGTAGAAATACCACTAGAATCATAACTTACAGTCATTCTTGTCTGATGATATCCTTGAACTCCTGCTGAAGTATCTACGGAAAGAACTTCTTTGTGTTCGAAATTATGATAGGTTGAACCAGTCAAGGTTACAAAATCACCTACACCAAATGGAACTTGCGTACCTTCGGGAACAGTAATAACTGTTGTTGCACCCGTAGTAACTCCCACAACACGATTAGAAGCCTTAGTTAAAGCAAGAGTTGCTGTTCCTCCAGATGGAACATAATAGTCATCTGCTGATGCTGAAGGATTACCATCTACAGAAACATGAGCTGCTGCTCCTACGGCAACTACTCTCAATACACTGGATTGGACTGAAAAAGAATTTGATGTGGAAGCAGCTCCTGCAGAAAAGGCAAAAGATGATCCAGTTCCAACTGGTTTATGGGCCATTATTCGTATAGTACACTTTTAGTTATTTATTATTTAATCAAGTTAGGTCATAAAAACTAATAGCACCAGTAATGTCTGCAGCACCAGTTAGAGTTCTTGCAGCAACTGTGTAAATATCACTTACACCTGCTTGAGTGACACCCAACTGTAAGTCCCAGTTATATCCTTGCTCTACTGTAATAATTCCACCTGCTTGGTTGGAACCATAAACATAACGAAGATTGACAATATCTCCACCAGTCATAGTAGATGCAGTAATATCATATTCTACATTATCAGATTCTGAATTTGGAATATCTGTAAATGCAGCACCAGTTAGAGTTCCATTTTTAATAAGTGCAACTTCATATGCAGCATTATTATCTAATGGAAATGCAAGAATTTGTTGTGGGACTACAACTGCAAAATTTCTTCCTCGCTTTAATCTTATAGAAACTAAAGGTTCAAAAGATGTTCCAACCTCTGTTCCAGTAGTTCTTCTTGCAATATTTTCTGCTCTCTTTCTTTCATATCCACCATTAGACATAACACTGGCACAAATCTGTTTCATCATCGAAGATGAAGTTGTAATTCCAGTGTTTTCAATTTCATAACGAAGTGGAAGAGTTGCGGATGTCATATAGACACTATCAGTAAGATTTGCGTGATTAAATTGATGTGCGGTAATAAAATTACTATCAATTGCAAAACCAACTTTTACTGAACCAACACCCAACCACTCATATTCAGAGAAAAGAATTTGTGCTTTTGTTAAATCTAAAGCAACACCACTTGGATTATCTGTGCTAATACCTGTTCCATCCAATCTATCAACATTCCACTCTGATTGTGGAATAGTAACTGTGGATAAAGTTCCAGATACTGAAGTTCTTTTGATGATATTAATTTGAGAACCAATTTGTTCCAAGAATACGCCATTTGTAGATGAACCATAACCAACTCTTTGAGTTAGATTCTCTTTTGGTTCATTAAGAACAAAAGTTTGTAATACTTGCAAAGACTTTCCTGGTTGATATGAAAATGCTCTTTTACTTTGACGAACTAATCTACATCCAGCAGTAGTTCCAATACCCAAAGTTGCAGAACTTTGTGCTGTTATGAATCCAACAGTAGCACCTGTTCCAACTAGAACATCATCAAAATCACCATCTTGAGAATAGATGTGCGATGAATCAAATAGTGTTACCGGGTTTGAAACTTTTACTCGTCCAAATAAATCTGTGGAAAAACTACCAGACCCAGAAACTCCTCCAGAAGAGGAAGAACTGCAATCGCAAATATTTCCAAATCTATCTGCTCTCATAAACACTTCAAAAAGTGTTCTTTCTTGATTCAGATAGTCTTGATTATTTTTATTCCACTGAGCCATTTATCAATCAATCCATTCTAACTTTGATGGGTGGTATCTTTTTGCGTTTTTGATATTTAAATTCTTTTCAACTACAGGATAAATTTGATGAACAACTGCACCTGGATATTCAGATTGGAGTTGCTCACCAAGTTCTCTTGTAGTAGGAATACCATTTTTAGTAATCATTTCCATTCTATATAAACTCCCATTCCACATAATGTCGGCAACATATTCCTCACCGACTTGTTGTGGTTGTTCTTGCCGAGAGTTTATATAGAGATTTCCTGTAAAATCTCCAGCAATATTAACCGATTCTGAGATAAATTGCTTGAAAGATTTCATATCATTCCTCTTCTTCTACTTCCATTTCATCAAACATACTTGCAGCTACAGATGGTCTAAAAGCATCTATCTTTTCCGCTGATTTTGAAAAAAGAATATCTTTAATTTTATCACTAATTTGAGATGGTGATTCGTCAGAAATAATCATGTCCATTAGATCATCCATTTGTACAATACCTATAAGTAATCGCTTTTATTTATATCTCGCCACCCTTAGGAATTTCTGGTGCTTTTACTGCAGATGCTTGAGATTCTAAATCTGGTTCAACAACAGGGGCCCCCAAATCCATTCCAGCAGACTGGTCTAATGGTAATCCGGTTTCTGGGTCAGTTGGAATACTTGGGTCTGGAATAATCCCATCCTCAATTTCTTTCTTAATCAAAGCATCTTGTTCCAAGATTTCAATATCAGTTTGACGTAGAATTTTGCGTCTTACATAATCTTGTGAGAAATATTTTCCAACGTAAGGTTCTGCAGTAGCAACCATATTCAGTCTCTCGTTAAGAAGTTCTGAATCTTTTAGTTCCGAAAAATGATTGTCGTATAAGAAATCATATTGAATATGCTCTCTCATGAGTTCCCAGTCCTCTGGAGTAATAATATTCTTGAGGATTAATTGGGTTCTAAGCATGTCGCTGAACATGTTTGAGAATCTTTTTCTCAAACGACTCACAAACTTTGTAAATTTTAGTTCATCTCTTAGAATTTCTGAAGATCTTCCAAGATTAAATCCACCTTCTCCATCCATTCTTGATGGAGGTACATTTAGAGAACGATATAATTTTTTCTTAAAATATTCAATATCGGTAATTTCTCCTAGATTCTGGCCACCTGGGAGTGTGGAGATTTCAGTTCCTCTGCCACCTTCACGACGAGGAAGCCAGAAATCTTCAAGCATACTCATAAACTTTTTATCGTCACGAATCTCACCAGTGCTTGCATCATACACAAGTTTGTTACGATAACGCATCATAACATCACGAAGATATTGTTCTGCCTTTACTTTAGGAAGATTGCCAACGTCAATATAGAAAATTCTACGCTCAGGAGCACGGGACAATCTATAGATAACAAGTGAGTCCTCAATCATGCGAAGTTGATTAAGTGACTTGATTGCCTTGTGAAGATATGATAATGTTGTTCCTTTATTTCTGTCAACCAGACCAGATGTGCAATATGCAATAGAATCTTTAGACATTTTAATGCCAGCACTTCCACCCATCGATGATGGATTTGATGTTGAATATGTAGTTTTTGGATTGTATATAAAATATTCTTCTATCTGTGGAAATTCATAATCCATTGGATTGTCACTATTGACATTAGAAAGTCTAAACCTATCTTCCTTCGTCTTTTTATTTTGCCTAATATATCGCATCTTCATGGCATCAATATACCGAAGTTCTTGAATGCCCTCTTGTGGATTTTTTAAGTCAATTACCTTATGGTAATAGAGACGACCATCAATATACCAATTCCTATAAATTTCGTGAGATTTTTTATCAAAGTCTAAAAGTTCTAGAATATACTTAAACTCATCTCTAATTTTCTTTTTGATGCCATCACTGGCATTGAGGTTATCCAAATCAATTTGAACAGGGCTATCATTAGTGTCCGAAACGATAGCCTCATTAACAATATCTTCAATGGCACTATCGCACTCTGGATGAAGTGCCATTTCACGATATCTTTTGATTAAATCAAATTCAGTTCTATATACCCCTTCAATATCAACATACGAACCAAAAAAACCACTACTCAAGTAATGGTCAGACTCATCCTCATTGTTTGGAGGAACTGGACTGACCGTACTTGGAGATAGTGGTTCAGTATTCTCTATAGAGAATCCAAATAATTTCGACATAATTTATTTATTCTGACCTAGTATCTGACTATTTATCAACTAATATTAGTTCTACTTTGGTCGTTATTTGTAGGACCTCTACCCGCAGTCCAATATTGGACTTGGAATTCTACAGTATACTCTTCAATAGTATCTGAAGAATCGTAGGATAGATCGATAGCACTTACATTAGTTGGGAAAATATCAAAGAATTTGTATGTTCTCAGTGGAATAACATCAATTTCTGGTAGAGCAGCACCACCATTATTTGTAGAAGAAAATCTACCTTGATCGTATCCTCTTCCAAGTTGGTGAACATATGCGTCAGTCATATATTCTGATGGAGTAGTTGCTCCACTATTGTTATCCAACTTGCTAATATTGTTCATCCAAAGTTCGAAAGCACTTCTTAATTGGAAGTCCTCATCATTCATGATGGTTACAGTCCATGTATCAAATGTTCTATCTCCAGCAACTTTTAGAGTTCTTCCTCTAAAGGGAATTTCGATAGCAGCAATGTTTGATGCTGGAAGCTGAGCCGCTTTACACATGAATTTGAAAGTTTCAATTTCATTTCCACTTCCAGTTCTCCACAAACTTGTAAGAGAACCTGGGAAAGATGGAATTTCAACTTCAAATAAATTGGGTCTAGCGCCGCCTCCAGCTAATCTTTCTTTAAAACCAGTGATTGTTCTTAGGGTTGACATTTTAAGATCCTCCTTCTGTGTTTAGATTAGGTTAATTAAACTCTACCGGCGACTTCTTCAAAGCTAACTCCAGTTCGAGTTGCAACAAATGTTAGGGTGACATAGTTAATTGATTTGGTTGGTTTCAGGAAGATATCAGCCCTAAATTCATTATTATCAATTACGTCTGGAGTGTTGTTTGTTTCGTCACATATAACGAGGAAGTCAAAAATACCTCTCTTTGCCTGAACATCACGTAGATATGGTTCAACGATATTAATAAAGTTCGCTCTAGTTACCTGATCGTTAAGTTCGAACAGTTGTGACTGTGATGCACCTTCAAGAGCTTGCTCGACCGTTAAGAACAATCTTCTAACATTGATTCTATCAAATGCTGATGCAAATGCGAGTGCAGTTTTATCTCCAAAGAGATAGATTCCAACACCTGGTTGACTAATAATAGAATTCACTCTTGCACTATAAAGTGCATCCCTTTGTGGTTTATTTGGATTATATGCAAGTTTGATTGCATTGTTCAATACACCTCTTTGCTGACCTGCTGGAGAGAACCAAGGATATGAAGTAATAGAAGTTCTCAACAGAAGACCCGCAACATCTGCATTACATGGAATATATCTGAATAGATTATTAAATCTATCAAAGGTATACTTGTAACCAGAGTCAAATACTGCATATGATGAAGATGACAATGCATTATAGAATCTAACTACATTTGTTGTTTGAGTAGTTGTATTTGTTATGTTAATAACATTTCCTCTGTGTGGAGAAATTACTGCCACGCAGTCCTTTCTTCCTTCTGCTATGGAAATCAATTTGTTTGCTTTTGCTTGAGATTCTGATTCATTCTCAAGTCCTGGTCCGTTGATTAAGTAATCAACTTCAATATCATCTTTGTTTGCAAACAAGTCATAACCAGAAGAAATATTTGCAAGAGTTGCAAGGAATCCTCCATTTGCTGAATAATCAACACCACCGCTTAGTGCATAAGTAACATTTCCAATTGCACTAAATGTCACTCCTTGAGTTTCTTGTCCCCACAATCCTTCAGATGTTGTGTACTTAGTATAACCTGAGGAGAATCCTGTTGCTTTTGGACTCGTTCCAAAGAAAGAATCTTCCGCTGCTGATGGATTAACTCCCGCAAAAACGTAGTTTGAGAAATTTGCAAGGAAGTTTTTGTACCAGATTTTTTGTGGAGAATTTACAGAGGAAACAGAATCTGTTGCCTTAGAAAGACTTATAAACTTCTCAAGTAAGTTGCCTTGTATACCTGTAATTGAACCGGTGTCGTCAACAACTACTACGTGAAGTCCATCATTTCTGCTATTTCTCTGAAGTGAATAGTTATTTGAGACTGGTTTTGGTGCAATTGTTTTCCAGAAAATAACTGAATTGGTTAGACCTAGAGTTTGCTCACCATACCAATCAACAACTGTTGCTGCAGTTGCGCTAGAACCAGTATTAATTCCGGAATTATTTACAAATGTGATAGAATCTGTTGCCTCAAAAGAAGCAGCAGAGTTATTTTCTGCATATGTAATATTGGTTTCTGTTCCAGCAGCAGAAACTCTGGAAACAATTTTAACATCAATAGTACTTGATCCATTTGTACTATCTGTGTTAATTCCTGTTATGATACCTTTTAAGTATCCATTGAAAACCGAAGTTGAACCTGCACCAGGAAGAACTGTCGAAATGTTAGTTGTTACACCATAACCAATTACAGCGCCCAATGCAGACAAGTCAGTTGTGTTGATTCCAATTCTTTGGTCTGCTAAGTCATCAATTACACAAACTTTTAGATTATTTGCCCAAGTGCCTGGATTTTTAGCAGCATACGTAAAATTAGTTGCAGTAGAATAGTTTGCAAAGTAATCTTCGTAATTCTTAATCTTTAAGGAAGTGGTTGCTGCGATTCCAGCCCCAGCATTTGCATTGTTTAGGGTGGAACCATCAACTCTAACTACCTTAAGTACTCCACCATAGGAAAGGTATGAAGAAGCACTCATCCAATACTCATATTGACCATCTGTAGAGATTGGTTTTCCAAAAGTACTAATTAATTCTTGCTCTGTTGTAATGTCTATTGCTTCTTCTACAGGACCAATAGCAAAAGGTCCAGCAATAGCACCAATATTGTCCAGTACGTTTTCAGCTCTCCCTACTGTTAAATCAACTTCTCTAGTAAGTACACCAGGAGATAATTGAGGAGTCGCCATGTTTTTCTCCGTAGAACTCAGTTTATCTAAAAAATATTTATTAAAAAATACTTTTCAGATGGGGAAATGGTGCATGAACCAACTACCAGTCAGGATATTCCCACTTATCAACTACTCTACTTACCATTCTAGAAGAAACGATTCTTTTTATAGTGCATTCTTTGCATTCGTATGAATATGAAGATGGAACAGGACCTCTATTTTTTCTAGTCCTATAAAACTCTTCTATTAAATTTTTTATTTGTCCACAAGACCTACATTTTCTATCATTTAACAATAAATGACCCAATTTAATCTGACCATCAATATCCATTACATATACTCCCACATATATGACCTATCACCATACTCGTCAGTAAACCATCTATCTCCTTCACTATCAACAAAACTAGTTTCATCAAGACCATCTGATATAAATCCAAATGGTGACATATCTTGTTCTATCTGATTTTTTTGTTCCTCATATAAACGTTTTCTAACATCCTGGTCCGTTAATTCTTTAAAGTAATCTTGAGCAACTAACCATGCATAAATTACCAAGCACATCGCTAAATCATCATTGCATCCCTCTTCAGCCTCAAATGAATTGTGCTTCTGAATAAATGTGGTTAGTTCTGAGATAATATCATAATCATTTAAATATAACTTATCTTCCTCAATCATAGTTTTCAGATTAAGACATCCAACTTTCTTTACAGTTTTGGACATCTTTACTCCAAGTTGTGTCTTCTTTCCGGAAAATCCTTGACCAACTATTTGACCTGCTCTACCTCTCATTGAGCACATGAGGAGATTACTATATTCCAAATCGTATTGGAGAATACTTGCTACTTGATCTCCAACGTCATTCACCTCACATAAAATATAAGCATTGTTATATGCTGTTGCTGCCTCATGAATTATGCTTGGAAAAAGCATGGGTTTTATTTCATTATTTCTATATTTTGCAACTACTCTATGTGGAAATTGTGTAATATCAACAACTGCGAATGCAGAATAATCATTTCCAACTCCCCTAGCAACATCTACCGTTATTAGATAATCATGATTTTCTTCTGGGTCAACATAAACGTCTAAACCTGCACTACGTGTCTTTGGGTGGTCATATACAAGATTTCTAAGCTTACTTGGTGCAATGAGAGTATCGACTGACCCTAAAAACTCACACTCAAATTCTACTTTAAATTGAGATTCTGAAGTGTTTGCAATTGTTTGCTTTTTCCACTCTTCGTCTCTCCCTGGTACTTCACTCCAATGAACATCAGTATAAACATATTCGTTTTTACCCTTCTCCGCATCATGCCACATGCGGTAGAAGTGGTTCATACCATGTGGCGTAGATACAATGATTACCTTTGTATTTTTACCTGAAGTAATCGTTGGATATACTGACGCAAAGAAAGAATCTGCGATGTGATTTGGAACGAACGCAAATTCATCCAAAAATAAGATATTGAATGACATACCACGAACTGCAGAAGCAGAAGTAGAAGCAGCCAAGATTTTACTTCCATTCTCAAGTTCAAGAGAACCTTTGTTCCAAGAGATGATTCCTTGTTGCATCCACTTTGGTAAGTTTTCATATGCTGTCTGCAATCTGTCTAATAGTTCTCTAGCAGTCGCTGCTTTGTTTGCAAGGATACCTATGTTCACATTGTCATTAAAGACCGCATAGTGGAGCAGGAAAGACACTACGGTGGTTGATTTGCCAGTCTGACGTGGCATCTTACAGATGTTAAATCTGTTCTTATGGAAGTTATTAATTAACTTTTCTTGAAAATGATAAGGTTTAAAAGTTTGAAGACCATGATCCAGTGTTACAATCTTTACATAATTATTTGCAAAGTAAACTGGGTCATCTTTACATTTAACAAACTCAATAATTTGTTCTTGTGTAAATTCAATTGGAGTATTTGCTTTTTTTAAAAGCGGATTGCCAAGATATACATCAGACATAATAAATTTTAATTATTAATTACAATTCCAGCGTTTGCGGGCAGCTTTACCTCTTTCTCCAGTCCAACTTCTGGAACGACTACAGAAATTTTTTCTTCTTTTCCAGTCTGCTGATCCTGGTTTTAATTCTGAGGGTGGTGTAGTAACAGCAGTTTTGAGTTTTGAACCTGGATTCTCCCTACGATATGCTTTTACTGCAGCAGGACTCAAACCATCAGTTTTATCCTTCCGATTTATTTTTTGCCAATCTTCAACCTGAAGAAATTGCTCACCTGGTTTAATATCGGAAACATAATATGACTGAACTCTAGAACCTGGATAAACTTTCTCAATCTGGTCCTGAACTTCTTTTCTATTTGGTTTAGTTGTCTGTGGAAAGAACATCTTAATACCGTAGTATTTACCTCTCCAAACAAGAGTTACTAGGATAATATTTCCAGTTTTTGATGGAATGCGGACAGATTCCTCAATTTGAGATTTAAATCCTTTAATAGATTCTGGTTTAATGATATCTACTACCTCAGCAAATGTATTACCATTAGCATCTTCTATAGTTTCTTCCGGAACACAATTTGGTACTACTTTTTTTCCTTTCTTTTTCATTCCAACTTGCTTATAACCACTCCAACAATCTTCATCCATTTCTCCTCCAGCAACATAGTCTGCTGCAGTATCAATATAATCCGCTGCTTTAGTAATCTTTGATTGAACCCATGCTTCTAGATTTCCTTCACCATTCTCTACTTTTGCCTTTAATCTTCTTACAGCATCAACAATAGTGCTCAGTTCTGACCTGGCCATAGAATACTCTTCATCTTTTACAGAAACTTTATCCCAAGCCTTTTCGCCATATGAACACTCAGATCTTGACTCTCTTTTTTTGCAAAGGGGGCAATATCTTTCTTCTTCATGCATGTGAGTTTCTTCCGTTTTTGTTCCCCAGTTAGATGCTCCAACTTTACGACACTTGACAAGTGCTCCCGATGCATATGCACTTGGCCAAACATCGTATTTTGACTTTACCTTATGATAACATGCATCCTTTTTTCCACTACCTTTACCTGGTTTATCTTTTACTTCTTGTAAATCCACTTCTTCTTTTTTCATTTTTGGACTATCTGTAGGAACATATGTTGGTTTTGCAGCTCCAGTCTTCTGTTGTTGTCCTGGGTCTGCTTCTTTTTTTCTTCTTGCTGCTGAGCGTCTTTGTGCTGGAGTCATACTTGCTCTTTTTTCTGAAGACACGCATTTTGGCGTTCCTTCCCCAGGTTCATCACTTGCACATGTGCCTCCAGTTACAACATTTACCCATCCGGGTTTTCCTTCTTTTGATTTCGAATCTTGATACCACTTATGGAGATTATCTTCATATGCAAGTCCCACTTTAGTATGCTTAATTTCTCCTTTTTGCTTTGCAATTAATTTTTTAGATAGAGTTTGCGCATCAACTCCTGTTGGATTTTCATCTGGAGTTTTCTTTTTGGGGGAATCATATAGGTCAACATCACCATCTGCATCACGATCAACAAATTCAACTGATGCATGGTGAACAAGTTGCTTTAAATCCAAATTAGGATCTAACTGATGCTTCTTACCTTTTAAATGTGGTGTTTTGTGGGAGAACTTCTGACTCTTCATTCAACTGGTTTTGATTTAGTTTCTTCACCCTTTGCCCTTTTTCTTCTCGCTGCACAATGAGCACGTTGAGAAAATCCTTTTGGATTTGAGCAATCAATACTCTTTTTATATTTATTAGTCCAGTCTTCTCTAAACTGTTTAAACGTTTTCATTTTCACTTTGTTGCTTTAGAAACTTTGCTAAGTCTGCAGTCGAACCAACAAAAAGTGCATTATTTACTGTAGTTGGCCCTCTTGATACTTTTTCTTCTTCAACATCTTTTAATTTCTTTTGAAGATCCATCAATTTATCTGTGGCATCTGCAACATTTTTAATTAATTGACCTGCAACTTCATATGCTCTAGGCATTTCACTTTCTTGTGCTAGTTCCAGAATTCCATTTATAGCCTCTTGACCTTTCTCTATTAGAGAATAAAGATTTCCTCTTGTATACTCATAATCTTTTTTTACATCATCAGTTGGATTTTTATTTTCCTCAATTTTTATTTCAGAAACTTTTTCTGTTTCTACTATTTCTCCAGAAACGTTAAAAGTTTCATTTAAGTCTTTAAATTTTTTAGTCATTTTCATGATAACGAACCACTAAATCCAAAATCATCACCAACTTCTATAAGTTGGCTATCTTCTTGTGTTATTTTCTTAATACCTGTTCCTGATACATGTTCTGTAGCTCTTGTGTTATCCGCTCCTCTAACAACAGTTAATTTATTTCCTGATTTGGAGTCTACAAATAATTCTTCCTCATCAATATAGATATAACTATTTTCCAAAATATTTGTTGCGTCGGCAACTTCAATGAGCGTATCGCTTTCTGAAATATTTATTGATAGAGTAGTTGTTACTTCTCCAGTATAGTCTTTTGTTGCTCTCCTTTCTACACTATAAACGAGATCTCTGGTTGGCGAATCTGTTTTATGTCCAGCAACAAATCCAACAGATACTTTTTTGATGATGTCGGAAGATGCAGTGGAAATTGGTCCAAACAGATAAGTTTTTGCCGTAAATCTTAATGTATAAATTAGTGCTCTTCTAGTTGAAAAATCCCCCTCATAATCATCTAACATTGAAACACTATTTAAAACGACCGGTACGTCTCTTTTTTCACCAATTTCCTTCACTAGGTCAATTGTAATAGTGTATGCTGGTTGAAAATATGGTAGAATCTGCTCAACTATTTGAAGCATATCATCATTCAATTTTGTCATTATACTTAGTTCAAAATCTAAGTTATAGGGAACAGGTAAGTATGCTTTTTTTTCTTGCTTTTTATTTGAAGTTGGGGAAGTTAAAAATGTTTGTGTTGTTGTAGATTTTCTTGCTGGATCGTATGATAATCCAATAAGTTCAAATGACATTCTGGGCAAACTCATTTGAACTGGTTTATTCAAATTTGGTGATTGTTCTAATCTAGATAAAAACTTTTGAGTTGGTCCATAAGCCAAAGGAACCTTTATAACACTAGTCGTATTACCACTATTATCTGCGTGTTTAATCGTTATGTTGTTAAACAAAGAACCGAATGAAACGACTGTTCTTCTTAAGATTTCGTAGTAAAAGTATTCAAACATTTTTATATCCTATTTTAATACTATGAATTAGTTATAATAAAATATATTTATGGCATCCCAAATGGGTTACTTTCACTGAAATCAATAATAGTGTCGGCAAGTTCTTCTATATTATCATTATCTGCATATGGATCAACAATATTGTCAGTATTTAATACACGCAGTTCATAAGCGGCACCACTATCTTGTCCTGTTATTATTTCGCCCGGAACAAAAGTTCCACTAATTATTGAAACTTTTAATTCTCCACTAACAACATTCCAAGACTTAACTTTTGCGGAAGAACCACTTATAGAACCAAGAATTTCTTCATTAAACTTGTATGTTCCTATACCTGATGAATATGGAGATTCGATTGTTATAGTAGGTGTTGTTGTATATCCAATTCCAGCATCTAAAATTCTAATTTGTGATATAGACCCAGATGGACTTACTACAGCATATCCAACAGCTGTTGTTCCTATTCCTGGAGAACTAAAAGTGACACTAGGCGAATCCGTATATCCAGAACCACCGTTTGTTATTGTTACAATTCCAACCAAACCATCTCCGATAATGGATGTTGCTGCAGCTCCAGATCCACCCCCGCCAACAAAAACTACATTGGGCGCTAAAGTATATCCTGCTCCGGGATTTACAAGTTCAACACCTTGAACTCTTGAAGATTTTATTCCGACACAATCAACTAGACTACTAATCATTGTAGCAACACCAACTGCAGTAATTCCACCAAAAGGTGCTGAAGATATCGCTACTTGTGGAGTGGATGTATATCCATTTCCCCTATTCGTAACTCTGATAGATCTAACGCCACCATCAACTACTGAAGTTATTGCAGTTGCAGTTACTCCAGTTCCAACTAGAGTTAGAGTTTGAATATATCCATCATCTACTACATTATCATCAATAAAATCAATACTAGTATCTAATACTTCATCCTCATATCTGAATAATTCACACCTCAATTCATATACATAATTTTTTTGAAGTTGATAAAATGGTTTTTCATGTTCTACATATTTTATTTCAAATAACCTATCACCGAGTGGAAAATAAATTAAATCTCCTTCTCTTGGTCTAGTTGACAATTTTATATTTGGTATATTTGCAATAAGAGGTGAAATATATGTTTCAAATCTTTCTTTTGATATTATTAAAGTTAAATCATCGATATCCTGAATGCCAAACTTTGATAATAATGTAGCATTTCCACCATAACCATCATAACTATCAATATAGGCTTCGATTGGGTAAGATATGCTAAACTCCGACTCTATTACTTCTTTGATTACTGATTTTTCAGTTGCATATTTTCTAGGTATGTAATAAACATCTACTCCATATATTTTAAGTTGCTCATTAATTAAATCTTGTATTAAACTTTGCTCTCCGAAAGAACCTTGCTGAAAAAATGGATTAAGCATGTGATTACCCTATCATATCATAAGGTGGTAATTCATAAGTATTAGACATTCTTTCCATCAACATGTCAATTTCCCTCTGAGCATCATCATACATCTGCCTCCCATTTAGTTCTACTCCACCTGGAAGTTTAACTCCATTAAATTTCATCATATTTTGACCCCACTGTCTTTTAATCAAGGAGGTTAAATATAGTTTAATAAAAGAATCATTCCAAACTTGACTATAACTATTGGGATCTAAAGTTGCATAACAGTCTATTATAATATACTGGTCATTTCTCACAGATGACCAATCAATATCTAAGTATAATCTATCTTGCCTTTTATTAAATCTGATTTGTTTTTGTGTATTGAGGAGAAAATCTAAATCTTCGAGGTAAGTTTTTACCATTGCATATGTCAGAAGTTCTGTAGAACCCCAATAATAAATATCATTTAAAAATAACTGATATTTGACACTAAACATATTATTGGTAATATTATTTGCCCCATCAAAAAGAAAAATCTTATTAACCCCTATTACGGAAGGGGGCATCTGCAAATAATTTCCATTTTCTTCATAGTTAAATGTAGTAGAGATTCCGGCAATTGATGTTGAAACGCTAGTGGTTGTTACCCCAGCAGTAGAAGAATCAATTCCTCTTGCTCTACCTCTATCAATATCATTTTGAGTTAATTTATATTTGAAAAAGGTGGGATATACTCCATCAAAATGTCTTTCTTGAAAAAATTGAATAGCATCATCTACCAAGTCATCTATTTGCTCGTCTGCCACATTGATTTCCAGAACGGGAGCACCTAGTTTTCTCTTACAATAATCAACTAATTCTTGTCTGGTAGATGGTTGAGCCATTTATTTCTACTTTTAGAAGTATTTAGTAAAAAATGTCATATAATATGACTTAAAATTTGGAAATAACCTCTTGTTGTTTCAAGTATAGTTTGAAATAACATTTTGCAATATTTTTAACATCTTCAATATTTTCTATAGAATCTATTTCTGATGCTATTTTAAAATACTCAAAATTTTTACTTAAATCCTCTAGTACTAATTGTTCAGGATTCATTTGACATTCTCCTTAAAAGATTTTTTATTTCATTTAAGTCATCTTTTATATTTGAAACTTCTTTCTCTATTGAATTTATTTTTTGTGCTTCTTTCTCCTTTAACTTTTTTTGCATAATATAGTTGTTATAATCTGTCATACTAGTATTAATAATTGCTTTTGTTTCCTCATCTCTGATTAGATTTGAGTGCCCTTCTACTTTTGATTGGTTCATAGTTATAATTTATCATGCCAATGCAATTACTCTTAAATCTTTTACCCTTGGTGGATACGCTTGATTTGTAGATGTGCCAACTAGTTTAATGCCAAAATACTTGAAGGAAGGTAAATTTTCTACAGTGAATTCATATTCTTTAAAGTCAGTTAATGAATCATTATCAAATCCGACTTGATCTGTCTTAGAAACTCTTTTATCAGATAAACCATTACTATCTGTAAGATTAATCACTTCGCCACTTGAAGTTAAATTTGTATGACCTGGGAATGGGAAATAAATCAATTCAGAATTTGGTTCTTGAGTTATTGAATATAAACATCTTATATCACTATAAACATTAACATATGCTGTCAAAATTATCTTAATAGAAGAAGCCGGGGTTTCTAGAGAAATTGGTTTGGTTGCATATACAAATGCAGTAGGGTCATCTTTTAGAGTTGAAACTCTATCATCTGTAGAATAATCTAATATTGGGTTATTAACCCTATTTGAAGTGAAAATCATACCAACTCTATCCAAATCAACAACTGGAGAAATATATGAATTTGTTGTTGATAAATTTAAATTTAATGTTAATGATTTATTGGCTGGTAAATTTGTTGTTTTTAGATTTTCATTTACTTTAGATGCAACTAATCTTGGTGTATTAAAATAATTAGTTGCATCTAAACTAATAGGTTCGAATCCTTGGTCTATAAAAGGTATTTCATTTCCCGATATACTACTTCCACTGACTGTTCTCAAAGATGCATTTATGTTTGTGCCTCTTAAAGTTAATGTTTGAACTATCGGTCTTGCCAGTTCAAAAGGTATATTTTGTGTTGCATTAATTTCAGAACCACCTGTTGATTTTGATTCATTTAAAAATAATTTAGGGAGACCAATAGATAAAGTTCGGTTGGTCATTGTTCCATTTTGATCACTCATATCTAATTTTACAGTATAAAAATCCAAATCATATGGATCCGATATAGTAACATCCTCAAAATTGTGAGTTTTATTAATTCTACGTAAAGACACTGATGAAAGTTCGTATTTGTATACTGGAGTTCCTGTAGTATAATTAAATGAATTTGTTTGATCTATTCCTCTGGTAATTCCAGTTAGTACTGGTGGAGATACTGAAGTGTTGACTCCTGTATATGAAATTATTTCATTTTCAATCCTTATGTAACCTGGATTTGTTGATGCTACAGATACATTTTCAAAAGTATCAAAACTTGCAATTTCAACACTTTCTATAGCGATAGAGTCTGATGAGGTAGATGCATAATCTAAAACTAGTCTAGTAGGTTTCAAATCTGAAGCAACATTACTTATTGTTACTTGGTTTTGGGTTGCATTCATTCCGTGATTTTTGTGATACACTTTAATATGCAATCCATCATTTATTATATCAATACCATCAGCAGGAATAATAACATTTGCTCCATTACCATTTAAATCGGTAGATACTCCAGCATTATTAATAAATCTTAAGGTATTTCCTACTCCTGTTATATATTCTCCCTGAACTTGATCTACAATTAACTCATTAACTCCGGATATTTCAGAAACCGACAATCTTAAATTTGTTCCTAAATTTTGAGATCCTATAGTAGTTACACCAATAACATCTCCCACAGAGTATCCCATACCACCATTTGATATTGTAGCTGCAACTGCAACTCCATTCTCAATTGTAATATTTGCCTTTGCGTCTCTTCCTCCACCGGTTATAGATCTTAAAGAAACATTGTTGAAAACAAAAGAACCAGATGAAGGTGTGTACCCTATGCCAGAATTAATTATACCAAGATCTCCAAATGCAGACCCAGCTGAACCTACATAATTACCTATTCCATTACTATTTGCCTGAATAATAGTATTTCCCAAAGAAGGTAATTTTGAATTTGAAATAGTTGTTCCTATTCCTACTTTAATTTTTTTGGAGTTTAATTCCAAAGAATCTCTAACTAAAGTTGCTATTTGACTATTTCCAACACTAAGATCTGGATTATAGAAATTTATATTACCACTATTAACAAAGTTAGCTCTATTTAATTTAAATTTTAAATCTTCAAGTTGACTTGGGTTCCAAGTAAATCCATTTTGGGATTTAAATAAAGATCCTGTTAGCGGTTGTTTTGAAACCAAAACTTGCTCCTCATCTTCCAAGTCGCTTGTACTGACATCAATTTCTGTTAATCTTGATATCCATACATTATAAACATTTGATGATGATAGTATCACTAGTGAATGAAACTGCTTTCCTGCAAGGTAAACGGGAGACTCAAAAGTAACTCTAGTTGGTAAAGATGCATCATCAGAAATTTGAACATCTTCAGGAGAAATTACTACCTCACTGAATGGATAAACTTCATTTGTGGGAAGACCCAACTGCATAGGTCTTAACTGAATGGTAACTGGCAACTCCGGGTCTCTAGAAAAAAAGTATAAATCTACTGAAGTAGCAAAAATGCCACTCTCAGGTTCAACATAAAAAGACTGTGCCAAAGGATCTACTAGTTTCATTTTATTTTTTACCTTATTTTTGACCCGTTTATATTATATTTATAGAACACTTATACCTATTATTTTTTCTTTTTGTTTTTGTTTTTATTTTTGTTTTTGTTTTTGTTTGCTGGTGGTGCTGTTATTGCGCCAACAGTTCTTACATTTAATGCTCCCTTATTTGTTTGGACTTTTGCTACTTGACTAAATCCAGACTGTTTAATTGTCTTTGCGGTACTCTTAAACGGGCTATTCTTAGTAGGTATTTGTCCCTTTGGATTCTTAGTTGTTTTAAAACCTGTTCCTTGTGGGAATATTAACTGTTTATCAATTGGTGTTGGTTTTGTTCCGGCAGCTTTAAATATTCTCCTTGCTTCTTTGGAGCCTTTTTTCGCTTTGAGTTCCTGGAAAGTTTTTCCACGAACAACTTGAACAGGAACCGAAAGAGTTGTCTTTTTAGCTCCCTTTTGTGGAGAAGCGCCACCAGATAAAGCGGTGAAATTGACAAATCTAGTTTTAACTTTATTATTCGATGGACTTGGTGTGGGTGTTGGAGTAGGTGTTGGTGTTGGTGTTGGTGTTGGAGATGGGATAAACGGACCATCATCTATAAAATCATCAAATGGGTTAGATGGGAATGGAGGTATTGGGAAATCTCCAAATCCACTCAAATCTGGGAACTCTGGGAAGAATGGTTCTGGGGCAGGGAAGTCTAAGAACGGTGTATCAAATACTTCTGGGAATGTAGGTTGTGGAATTTCTTGATCAAAATCTATTTGTTCAGATGGTTCTTGCGGAACAACTGGAGGCGGTGGACTTATTGGAGTAATTGGTGGTAAAGTATTTCCGACAATAGTAGTTGCTACAACTGCTGTTGGTCCTGTTACACTCTCTGGTCTACTTTCTATTACAGTTTGTGTTTCTGTCCTTACAGTTCTTACTGAAAGAATATTTTCTTGAACCTTATTCACCTTTCCTTCAGAGAAATATCTTTCTTCGGCGCTTGTTAAAGCCGGTTCAATAGTAGAATTTGTAGAACTATTTGTAATTCGGAATAATTTTGGACCAGTTTCAAATTTTGGATTGCCAAATACATTTGGATTTGGTATAAAGAAAGAACCTATTACAACGCCAATTTTATCAGTAATTAATCTTAGATTGGTTATCACAGCTTGTGCTCCACTAGTCAACCCTCTCAATTTCATTCCAACATCAACATATCCAAAATAATCTCCCTGTGCTTGGAGTGAAAGACTAAATGTATCTACATTTAGAATGGTTGATGTTGAAGAATAATCTTCAGGAATTGGTTGACTAACATTATATGGGTTTGCATTAAATACTTGAGTTGGTGCATTAAATGGTCCATACTTATGATTTGAAATTGCAACTCTGAAAGTTATTTTTGGATATGGTATAACTGGTGCTGGAGTTAAAGAAAATGGGACTGGTATGTCAATAATACCTTCTACCGTCTCTCCAACTTCAAATACGCCAGAGGACATCTGAACTTCAAGAAGTTTTGGTACAATAAATTTGTTAACATCTATTCCATTGAAGAAAGAATAAACTCTAGTAAATGGTTTTAATCTCTGAGCAACAAATTCAACATTTCTAGACCTCATAAAAGCACCAATTTCGGTGCTTAATACTGTATCACCAAGAGAAACATTTTTAAATTCATCTTTAGTTATTTTTCTGATGCCATTTCTAGTTGAAGTACCAGTTCTGGTTACAGTTTCTAGATCTTCTTTAATAATATAATATCCAACATTAACTGTTCTAGAATCCTTCACTGTTGTTGATCCAGTCCAAACAGTTTCCCAAGAACCCCAAGTTACTGGACCAAATCCACTTTGATTATCTAATTCCGAAGCTACAATTTGAGATTCTGATTGAATGTAATTAGTAGCAACCTCAGTGCTATTGGCTTCCAATCTAATAACATCTACCCAAATATCTGATGAAGGTGTAAGTTTAATTGTTCCACCATAGAATCCAACTCTATATGGAGATACAGATTCAGTTCTTGTTGCAAAAGGTTGATTTATTTCTTCAACTTCAAAATAGTCTAGTGTAATTAAACTTCCAGTTTTTGATACATTTGTACCAATTAAATCATCTACAAAATTTGCATCTGGATTTGAATTTAAATTATCTCCCAATCCAATAAGAGAATTTGATCCTAATATTAAATCAACTTCTGTTGTATAAGGAGCAGGTCTCAATTCGGAATTGACAACATCAATGCTGTTTTTTACTATTGTTACTTTTTTCTGAGAAGAAGTAGTTGAAAAATCATCAACAAAAAATCCAGACTTAAATCTATTCAATCCATTTGTATCTCTAATAAAAAGATTTGAAGTATCAGATTCAAGCAATGACAAAGAAGTATAGTATTCGAGATTTTTAATTCTTTCTTCAAGAGCTCGAATATCTTTCATTCTATATCTTTTATGTTCGGCAAGATTTAAAGTTGCCTGATTAACATTACAAAGATATGCTGGTAATGTAATTGTTGCAATATTTAATGCATCATCAATATCTACTGGGGGTTGTGGATTATCTGCAGGTTCTCCCTTATTTAATTGAAAAACTCCATCCTTTGTTAAATAAATTTTATCAACTCTTGGTAGGTAATATGAATAATCTATAAGAATTGATTCGTCTGAAGCCAAAATACTAGAAGATGAACCGTTGCTTGTAAAGTCTCTTGCATTAAATTCAAAAGGAGATAATGAAAAATCTGTAACTGTAAATTCAGAAACTCTTGGTCTAATATCAATTATATCCGTATTTCTTATACCATTGACAGCAGAAATATCACAATAATCAAATTGATTATATGAACTTGCTGTAGTCAAATCTCCAGTATCTGATGAAGAAAAACTAGCAGATTCAAATACAATTTTTATTTTTCTAGTTGGTTCCTTAGAAGTAGATTTTCTAATTATTCTAGAATAATCATAAATCGTTTCTCTCTGTCCATTATCAAAAGTATAATTTGATATGATATTACTATCACCAGCATTAACTCCAGTAATGGTGGCAACTATTCCCGATTCCTTAAAAGTTATAGTTTCATTTGTTCTAAATGTATTGGAATTTCTAGATACATATGAAATTTTTAGAGAATTTAATTTTTCGGCATATACTCCAACTGCACCACTAATAGAACCAACAAACTCTTCCCCTATCAGTAAATCGTCAGTTTTTGCTGTTGGTCCATTTATAGATGTTAATATTAAATTTGGAAGTTCTGGTTCTGAAGTATCATTTGACTCATAAATTCCATAAACGAAAGTTACATCTGGTTGCAATAAGCAAATTTCCTCATCCTGAACTCTAGTTCCATATGGATATGTGCCGAAGACCAATCCATCATTGTTAGTTGTTGAACCAGTTCCAGAATAACCATACTTAGATTTATCGACAATAATAGATTGAATTCTGTTCTTATTTTTGACTTTAGAGTCAATATCAGTCTTTCTTAAAGTTGCAATTAATTTTCCAGTTCCTGAAGAAGTTTCTAATCCAAATACAGTAAGTTCTCTTCCGCCATTAGAAAATACAAGTTTATCTGAACTTAATCTTTCCGTAGTTCCATCTGTAGAAATTAGAACATATCTTTCCTCATCATATGGCAAGAACGTTTCATCAGATTCTGCAATAATTGTATTGGTTGCATTGTCAGCAATAGTAACATTATATTGTTTTCTTATAGTTAATGATGAGTTTGTTAAGTCTACAGATGCAATATTTCTGCTAGGTAAAGATGTATATAAAGTATTATCCGAAGAAGATTGGAAATTAGAGAATAATAATCTAAAATCACTCGGTGTAATATTTGTAGTGGGTAAACCCCCATCACATACTCCAGATACGGTAGTCACTCCAGAAATTGTTAATTCACTATCAGATACTGTTTCAATCTTTGCAAGTGAAACAACAGATAATCCGGGATTTGAAAATGCAACAGTATTTCCAGAAGTTGCAATTCCCGTGAAAATAAAATCTGAAGAAGTTACTGTGCTTATTCCACCAGATCCAGCAGTAATTTCAACAAATCCAACATTTCTTAAAGTAGATTGCTTAACATCTGCAGTAAATGTTGATGCTCCGCCAACAATTCCATAAAGAGATTTTACATCGTTTGTTGAATATGCAGTTATTGCTGTAGAAACTCTATTATTTTCTATTCCATCAAATAAGAACCTTTCACCGACAACAAAAGTTCCTTTTGTGTTATATGCAGTAATAATACCAGAATTGGATGCATTGTATCTTAAAAATCCTACAGCACCACTGGATTTTCCTTTAATATATGTTGGTGTAGATAGTGTAATTGGTTCATTTAGAGAAATTTCAGTATATGTTTGTATATCATACAAAGAAATATCCCATTCATTTGCGTCTGGTGTTGAAGTGTTATATGATCCAGATTCTAGTGCAAAATCATAAACCCTAGCAAGTCCTATTTCTTTGCCTGATGGGTTGATGGGATTAGAACCAACTCTATTATTTCTCAAACTCAAAGAATATGAAGTTGAAAATCCCAGTGAAGGAGAACCATGAACTCTATTGAGGGTGTAAGTTGGACCAGTTACGTAATTTAAACTTTGCTCTTTAAGTAGTTTTGTTTGTCTTGGTTTCTCAAAATCAAGATACGTGGTTCCAAGAACATCAATCTCAAAACCACTCACAAATGCCTTAAGTGGAGAAATTACATAAGTTGCTAAATCTTCTGATGCTAAATTGCCATTATAAGTTAGTTGATTTTCTCTAAATACTCCATTATTTCCTTTTAAATTATCTAACGTTTCTTTTACGGAAACCGAAGGAGATTTTACGTAATAATTCCCAGATTCATCAAATGTTCTTCTTGCAAATTCCTTTTCGATTATATTATAATCTGGATTATTGATTTGCCTCTGCAAAACTCCATTTCTAACTTCTAAAATCTGTACAAAATTTACGGGTGAAGTTTGTTCAGTATCATTTAATGGGATTTTTGTTAATAATGCATCTATTACTAAACGATCAGCTCCAGGTGCAGCAAAATTAGTAAATCCACTAGCATTATCATTAAGGTCAAAGTTATTATCTGAAGATTCTATAGTTTCAAATACTTCAAATCCAATTTTGTAACTGGGATTATTTGAATACTGGTCTAATATAATTGTTTGATCATCAACTGTAACAAAATGTCCTCTTAAGTAATATACGCCTTCGGATAAACTAACTGCGGAACCAATTGAGTTTGGATTTCCTTCAATAGTTAAAGCAACTCCCTGATTTGCTGCAATAATAATCTCTACATTATCTTCAATTGTGCTACCCTCAACTAAGGGTTGTTCTACAATCAAAGTTTCACTTGAAGAAAATCCTTGAAAACTATTAGTGGTGGTATCAGAATTTAAAAAGTTTACGTAAAGAGTATTATTACCCCTTTCGGAATCTTCTGAAGTAATAACTCCAACTACAATAGCTCTTACGCCACTATTTGTTCCTCTAACTATTTTTCCGATTAAATATGGCAAATATGATATTACTAAAGAACCAAGATAACTTTCTTGAATCTCTACCGCATAATAATTATCAATATAGTTAATATTTCCGGGAATTACAAGAGAACCTTCTTTAAAAAAGTGATCTCCAAATTGTTCAATTTGATTCTGAAGAATCGACTGTAGGGTTGTTAGTTCTCTTGCTTGAACAGGTTGTCCCGGTTTAAAGAGAACTCTATAGTATTGATTTTCCTTATCAAAGTCGTCAAAATATGGTGATACGTCTAGATTAGTTTGCTGTGGCATAATTTCTAAAACTGCAAAATGACTTTGATATCTTCTTTTTGGTTTGATGACCTTGTTATTGAAGGTCTATTATCAACATAAATTATATTTCCTGATTGCTTTTCCACTTCTGGATTTGCAATACCTTCAACAAAAAATTGTCCCAGAAAATATTTTCTATTATTTATTGTAGTAGTTATACCAGTAAAAGATGTATCTATTCCAAGACCACTTACCTCAGGAGATTCTATAATTATCGAACCACCATTATCTGGATTTGGGGTAAAAGTATTGCGATTAAAACCATAAAGTGGGGTTGGGTTTGGTGTGCCACTACTATTAAATCCTACCAGTGTTCTATCCTGCCAATATTTTAAAACACCAGTGTTCTTATCATAAGATACAACCCTTCCAACGGCAGTAGAACCCAATCCAACTGTTTGTGTAAAAATAGAATTTGGAGAAAAATTTGCAGTGCTATATCCTGCACCAATTAATTTAAGAGATGATAAAGCACTGGCTTTGTTTAATGTTAAAACTTCATCAGAATTAAACGATAATGGATTTTCTATAATTCCAACTCTTGCAACTTTATTTCCAATAATAAAATCTGGATTTTCTACATCATTCTCGATTCTAGAATAAATTAATACTCTATAAGCACCCAATTCCCTATAAATGTCATATCCATGGCCATTTTGTGGAGGTATAATAACTTTAAAAGAAGGTAATGATGTGCCGGTAGGGACTCCACCAGCAATCAAATCGACAGTCCCATAAGAATAACCACTTCCACCATTGGTTACAATTGCAGATTCTACTTCAGAATCACTATTAACAACGATTGTACACTCTGCCCCGGAACCATCCCCATATATTGGAACATTTGTATAGGTTCTATTTGCTGTTCCAATTCCAGTTCCCCTATTCAAAACTCTTATGATTTTAATTTGTCCTCCATTTATAGCATTCTCTCTTACTGGTGCATATTCGTTATTTGTTTCCCAATCTATAGGAACAGGAATAAAATTGACAGATTCAAATTTTATCAATTCACTTGGTTTAATAGTGTATAAGTATTTCCAAATATAACCATCCTCACTATCTCCCGCAGATCTAGGTTCCAAATCCGTAAATTTGGGTTCATCTAGAGATGGTCTTCCTGATGGATTTTCTGGATCAATGCCATTATATAAACAAATATAAACTCTAAAATCACTATTTACAACATAAAAATTAGAAGAGTACAAACTTGCGGAATTTGAAGGAACAGATAAATTTGTTCTACTAATATCATTACTATACATATCATAAATTGTTCCGGAAGTCCAAGTATTCTTTTTGACTACTTGCCTAACATCCCCATTTGCAATCTTTTTAAGTGCAATAATTGTATCCCAATAGTTATTCTCTTCGTCGAAATTATCTTTTGGGGCTGGTGGTAATGAATCCCAATTGGGGTCATAATCTGTTGCATTAGTTAACCCAACAAAAGTATAATAGTTATTTGTAACTGATGTTGCTGCAGCAACAAAGTTTTTGGCATTTAATATTCTAAGTTGATCAGTTATAATCGCAGACATTTTTGTCGTTTTTTTATCTATTTATAGTTGTTTTTATAAGATTGTTGAATATCCAACATAACGTAATGGGTTAAGTCTTTGTACCAAAGCACCAGTTGATAGTCCAGAAATGCCAGTATTGTTATATGAATTAAAACTTAGAGGATTCTTCCTTACAAAATTACTTATTCGGCCCCAACTAAATTCTCCATAGAAATTACTATAACCCAATCCAGACAAACCATTATAATCAAGAACACTTACGACAACTCTAGTTACATTAGTTATTCCAATTCCAGGCACACTTGTTTGTGCTATAGAAACACTAGAAACCTTATAAACATTGTCAAGGTAAGTAGTTCCTACACCAACAATAGAATTTGTAGAATCTATTGAAGTTATTCCAAACCCAATATTTGAATTGAAAACTGTAAAATAGTATCCTGTTTTTATTCCACTGATTCCTGTAGTTGCTATTCCAACATTAACATTAGTGTTTCTTAAATATGAATCTGTAGGAATAAACAAATCAAAGAATATTCCAGTAGATGCTACTCCTACAGATATTGTTGAAACCCCAACTATTACACCAAAATCCCCTTCGTAAGTAACATCTTCAATTTTTTCTGAAATAAGTTTTGGATGTTCTATTAAAACTTGTGGTGGGTTTGACGTTGTATATCCAAAACCAGGATTTACGATATTTACAAAAGTTACAATTCCTGAAGAAATTGAGGCAACTGCTGTAGATGTTGAACCAACTCCCACAGTGGGGTTTGCAATCGTTACAACTGGGGTAGTTATAAATCCTGCTCCACCATCAATTACGCTAATTGATGCAATAGTGCCTGCTGCAGAAACCTGTGCTATAGCATATGAACTTCTTGAATCTTCTTGTGATGTAATAATAATCTTTGATTTAAGAGTATTGTTTATATTTTCTCTAATATCATCAAAAAATATCTTTGCACTTTGTACAAAAATTTCTGTAGAAGCAATTCCAACATTCGATATAATATTTGTAGAAGGTTGAATTAGTGGTTCATATATTTCTCTATTTTTAGCGATTTCTTGTCCACTAATTATTAGGTCTTCTGTTTGTCTGCACCATATTATTGGTCTAGTTAAAGTCTCATCTAATGATAAACCAGGTCCATTGTATGGATTAGTATTTATTATATCAGAAGAAATGATATCAGTAACTAATCTTTTATCTTGTTTTTCCGATATTTTATCACTATTTAATCTGACAAAATCACCAATCTTAACTGTTTCTAAAATATCATTAAACAATACATCAACAATTGAAGTACCTTTGTAGAAAAGTATTTTGCAAGTATCACCTTGTTTGGGAGGTTCTATGAAAGTAAAGGTACTTCCACCTTTGAATATATAAGAAGAATCTGGGATTTGCAATACATCATTAATAAAAATTAGTAGTACATATTGTATATCAATGTTTGAACCAACTCTTGCTCTAATAGAAGTTTGGGCGCCGTCAATTTTAATTGGGAATGTTTTTCTAACTCCATTAAATAAATTTTCTATCTTGTCAATCACTTGAAAGTCGCCAACTGTCCATCCAGTAAAAATGTCAGAAAATACTTCATCTATAGTTAATTCAAATCTTTCAAAAGGTTTTAATGAATCTAGAGGTACTCCTGTCAAACCTCCAGTAGGTATTGTTAAAACTTCAGAAGTTTTATATCCATATCCCAAATTTTTAATTTCGAAATTAATTACATCCGAATTTTGACCAACTACTATATTAACAGTAGATTGAGTACCCAACCCAGAAAAAACAGGAGAATATATTAGTGGAATATTATCATAATTATTTGGGTTATCAAAAATAACAATCGGAGGATTCGATGATGTATATCCAGACCCTGGATTTGTAATATTAACATTAGTCGAAATTCTGCCGGTCCCAAAAATTACTGTAGAAAATCCAATAAACTCATAATTTAATAATCCACTACTTGCCGTTTTAACACCAACATCTACTAATCCCACACTTGGAGAATTTAAAGATACTAAAACAGATTTTTCAGAATCTATTGATTGTGAAGAAGTGCTTCCAGAACCAATTAAAACATAAGTGTTACCAATTCCCAAAATTGGGACATTTTGTAATATTGATCCTATTCCTATAGTGTTTGAACTTGAATATTTTAATTTTTCAAAAACACCATTTTCATTATCTATGTAAATTATAGTGCTACCAGAACTAATAGTTGAAGAAGTTTTAGTGATAATTTCATACTTTTCCAAAGCCCTATATCCAGAACCAGAATATCCAACACTAATATTTGATATAGTTCCTGCACTAGAAACTATGGATGTTCCCCCTGCGGAGATTAGTGGTTGATAACCAAAACCCTGTGTTGAAGCTACAGAAACTATAACTCCTCCTCTTGGAATACTTGCTGTATTGACATCATATGCTGCTGAAGTTATGCCTCCATTAAATTCTATTCTACTAGTTCCAATGTTCTCAGATATTTGATAATTCCCAACAATATTGAAGGCACCTTCTTTTTCCGGTTCTTGGAATATTCCGTTAATCAAAATAATTGCATTTCCTGTAGAGATACCAGTAATATCGTTTCCTAACGATTTTAGGGTAAATTCTTTAGAAATTCCGTCAAATTCTTCTGATAGACTATCTAATATATAATTTTTATTATATGGATCATTAGAATCATTTTCAATACCAGATCTTATAAAGACTCTTCCATTAAAAGATGAACGTGTAGTTATGCCAATATAATCTCTTTGATCTGGTTTATTTGTTGTAGTCCCTATGGGAGTATTGCCATACGGAGCTTCTATAAAATTAAGAGTATTGTTGACAATATTATAGTTTCCTATCAATTTAGTTACCGTATTTCCTATAGATTGATTTTCGGGATTTGTTCCCATCCAACCACGATTAACTAATAAAGAATTTGTTGAACCAAACCCAACAGCACTAACTTTAACAATTTCTTCATTTATTTTTAGTAAGTCTCCGCTAAAAATAGAATTTACATCAGTTAATGTTATATGATTTTCGTCAGATGGTGAGAATCTTGCAATTGTTGTAGTTATTGATGTCGAAACTATTGGGGACTGAATATAATTATCTATTTCTATCAAACATTTTGAATTCTGCTTTTTGGCAGTAAATGTATGCGTCCCAACTCCAACGGAACTGAGAATTAGAGGTTCTGGGATAGGTTTAAGTGCATTTTCTGCTGACGCAGCAAGTCTTATACTTAAGTCATTCAATTTTATTGCATAAACTGATGGAGGCAATTTATCTGTTAGACCAATACCAGATATTGATGTTGTTGCAATTCCTATAGGTTCTCCTTGACCAAAATCATAAACTATTTCTTCTCCATTAACATAAAAATGATTAGGAATTCTAATCAAGTTATTTTCAACATTAACAATGTTGGAGTCTGATGAATCAATAATCCTTTGGAAAATTGGAATACCTCTATAAGACAGGTCAAAAGATCTTTTAATAGAATTAAAAATTCCCGTGAACTCTGCAAAGTCAGAATCAATGCTAGCATTTGATAAATCTAAAGAATCAAAATTATTATCAGTATCGACCACTCTCAGCGCATTTCTATAGATTTTTACATTTACTGAAGTGTCTGCAATGGGGGTAAAGTTTAGTGTAGTTCCTAAGTTAATATCAAAACTTGCACCAAAAGTTCCCAAACCAGAAGAATTTGTAATTGTACCAAATTCTGAAATATAAACTTCAGAATTATCATTAACAACTACTATTTCAGATGCCTGATAGTTACCGTTGTCAGAATCTTCAATAGAAATAATATAATATGCACTTCCATAATCTGTAGAATATGTCGATACTCCTATTTGTGAAGGAGAAGATGTTGAGGTTATTGCAATAAAATTAGAACTTATTTCACATGTATTAAATTCTAAAGATGATGTTGTAATTCCAACATCAGTACTTGCGATAGAAACTCTTAAAGCATTGACAGTATAATCTGTTGTTAATCCGACTATAGTATGGGCATTTGGAATAATATCTATATTAACGTCAGAACCAGATACGTAAGCGATATAAGTTCCTATTCCACTTCCAACATATGCATTTTCATTTGAAAGACGACCATACTCTAATATACTGACATTATTCCCATCATTTAATATAGTTAATTCGTCAAATTCATAATAAGTTTCATCAGAAGAAATATATTGTAATAATATTTTTGATGTTGAATAAGTAGTTCCAATACTTACTACATTTGTCTGATTAGAAGTTCCCAGGAGAAGTGTCTTAGTAGATGTACTTAGGTCTATAAAATTTCCAAAAGAAGTATTTCCAATTCCGTCACTATTATCTTTTATCCCATAAGACACCACATTAATAGTGTAATCATTGACAAAGAATTTATTTGGAAAATACTGCAGTGTTCCTTCTGTTCCGAAGATTGAAAAATCAAAAGAACCTAAATCAAAGTTTGTGTATCTACTAGCATATTGGTTTAAATATCCATCAAAATTATCATGCATTAGTGTTACTAATGAAATTTGTCTCAATCCAGTAAATCTTTTATCTTTTACATAAGTTACATATTTTTTTGCTCTAAAATCACTTAATCTAAAAGTATCAATATTTGAAAAGTTTTGTGAAGATGGTTCACTGGAAAACTCACCACTAATATCATCTATGGAAAGAACTCTATTGCCTATTGATATAAATTCGTCCTGAAGAGAAACTGAGTTAAAAATAATCTCCCTAGAAAAATATTCCAATCCAATATTTAAAGTTCTTTCCTTTGCAAGATCAAAATCATTTACACAATTTAAATCAACTTCTGATATAAATTCAACCAAACCAGAAAAATCTCCTTCATTTTGGTCTGTGGATATTCCGCTTGATACCGTATCAATTGATTCCACAACCAAATCTCCAAACTTTTTAAATCCAGATGTATGATTTAAATTTCCTATAGACTCATTCCAAGTATCATAATCAACTTTTGATTTTATTGAGTATGAGAAATTTTGATAATAGTCGTTGTCGGGTATAACTTGGAATTGATTGTTTAAAAATCCAGTTTCTCTTTCCCATCCTTTTTTAACTATGGATGAAGAACCAATATTATAAATTGCATCAAAGTTTGCATCTATACGAGTAATAATTCCCTTTGCATTTGAAGATTCTCCAACTATAATTGAATCAATTTCAAAATCATCAGAAGTGGATAACTTCAGTAATTCTATACTTTTATTCCAATTTAAAACAACTCCTCTCTGAGATTCGGTCTTTGCAATCTCACCTTTTAAGAAACTAAACTTTTCCAGAATTGGATCAAATATTGGAAAATATTTTTGAGGAGTAACAATTCCGGCAGAATTTTCTGAATCAAAAATTCCAGGAACTTCGGAATCTAATAAATCTTCGCCAATATTATAGACAATTTCGGCTCCAGAACCCCCAAACAAGGGGTTGACTGAAGTTAAGGTAAATAACTTATAGTTATAGTCTTTTGAATTAAAACCCTTTCCGGAATCAGCATTTATACTTGTATTCTCAACCAATACTTTATCGCCAATATTAAATGGAAAAACCTGACCAAAACTGTAAGATTTATCAAGTTCGATAGTTACATTTTTTGAATCTGGGTCAAAAGTTATATCTTTAATTGGAGTGCCATTTGAGTTATTTACTGGGATTATAATTGGTTTTGAATCAAAAATTCCATCTGTATTTTTTATAATCTTTACACTTTTTGTTTCAATATCGTAGTTTAATTCGACATCATCAACAACAGTATTTGTAACAGAGTCTATTACTAAAAGATTGGGGGATATAGTATAATCAATACCTACAGAGGATACTCCAATAGTTCTAAATTTTGAAAGTGGATTTACCTTTAGTAATTGTGGCAATTTAGCTGATGGATATAATGTCCGATCTGTAGGATAATCAAATCCAATATCTTCTATCTGTAAGTTTAGTATTTTGCCAATACTTATCGAAATTGGATCTATAATAGCATTTTTCCCATTTTCGGAAAATACTGAACTTATTCCTGGAGAAATGTCATAATATCTACCACCAGACACTATTTCTAATTCTTCTATCTCGCCGGTCGTATTTTTTGAATTTGTAAAATAAGCAAAATTTCCATCAGATTTGGAATAAGAAGAAATTTCGGGAAAATCAAATACGTTAAAATCAAATGAAGTATCCTTTACTGAAGATACCAAGTGTAATCCATAATAAGCACTTTGAGTCAAAACTATTTTGTTATTTTCTTTAATATCCTGCTCATCTACTATAATGTTCTTTTTGGTCAAAGAATTGTCTTCCAAATCAACAGGAACTAGTCTGTAATATAAATCAAAATTCAAATTTTCTGTTTTTAAAATAACAGATGCATTTTCATCTATTCCTATCCTACCAGTTTTAATAACATCCAATCCCGAAATTTCAGAATTGGATACTTTAACAAACTCATCAGTAAACTTGGAGTTTGTGTAAAGTACAAATTCAAAAGCTGAATATGGAACTGACTCTATAATATAAGAAAGGGACTCATCCGAAAGATCAAATTTTATATTCTGATTAGAAATAGCTAAAATTCTTGGATTTACCAAGGATAAAGACCCACCATCGGGGCTGGTAAAATCAATTACTTCTGGAATATTCTTAGTAGAATTGTAATAACTTGAAGATAACTTGATTTCATCTTCACTAAAT